ATCCGACGCGCAAATCAAAAACCGGGGAATTGACCCGCCATGACTTTGGCATAGGACAAGTACCAATTTGGGTACTTAGTTTGAATAGGATATGATTTCATTAATACCTCACAATGACATGATAACCAGCCGCATTAAAGTGACCGCATAAATCATTCACAACAACCTTATCATCACCGATCACATAATTAATCGGTTTATTGATGTCCACATACGCTACCATCGCCTCTTTATCTATCTTGTAAGTCAGGCGCATTTTGTACAGATTGTAATACCATATTTTTATCTTTTGCATGGGTCATCCTGAAAAGGCGAAAAGCCTATTTCTGTCAATATTATCCATGTCATCCTCATGTGCATAACGAAGCATTCCATCAATAAGATGATTATGTTTATCTACTGGCTGCGGCGGATTCAAGTCATTCCCGCCCGCGTCCTTTTTCCAGTGGTATTGCTGTAATTCTCTTTGCAGGTTTATCAACGACTTATCTACGATAATAGTCTGTTGCTTTAGCCAGTTAATACCTTGCCTGATACTGTCTTTTCCTTTTCGCGCTCCATAAGCATTAACGCCGTGATTGCGTAATTCCTGAATCGACTTTGGTTCCGCGCTGTCCCATATGCTGCGCTCTTTATCCTCACCCATCTCTTTTATTCTTTCCGCAAGGACATCATTAGTCAATCCAGTTTCGTACAGTTCCTTGTAACAATAAATGATTTTTCTCATTTTATCATAATGAGAAACGCCGAAAGCTGCGGGGTCGGATGAAAAGCCGAAGTCACCGCCGCGCCGTGCGTTCGTGCGTTGCTCAATCGGTAGGTAATGCTCACTCTTTGGATCAAGCAGATCGGCTATTTTCCAGTTCTTGAAGATTACGTCACCTAATACCCCCCAATTCCCGTATGTGTAAACCTGCTTAAAATATTCGTCGGTCTCGTTTTCGAGTTCGTCAATATCATCTTTTTCCAAAAAACGATTGTCTTTATATGTTGTCTTTAGGATCACAAGTTTTTCGGACTTATAATCTTTTTGATTGTCGGTCCATCCGAGACCTGAGAAATATTCCTGAAATATCCAATGGTTTTGTAGTATTGGATTAAATAAAAGCGTGATCGTTTTCTTCACCCCGTCGTCCACTTTCCCGCGCTGGCGTTTCATCAATTGCTTTACAGAATTTCTATTCGTCTCTGTGGCTTCCTCAACAATAATATCGGTCAACGCGCCTTTCTTGAAGGTAATACTCTTCAGCTTTTCAACGTCATCCAATCCAGCAAAAGCGATCTGGTATCCATTGACACAGGTAATTGTGCCATCAGTTTTATTTATGCTAAACAAATCAGATAATCCCCATTCATCTATAATCTTGTTTATTTCAGTTGCGACCGATCCGCGTATGGATGTTTTAGTTTGCCGACAAATTAAATAGTTATGACCGCCCTCTAATAAATGGTATACGGGTCTTTGACCTACAACAAACTTACTTTTGCCAGAGGACGATCCGCCAAAATATATCTGAGTACGCGCCTGACATTTCAAATAGGGAGCGTATGCGTTATTGAATACCTTGTTGGATATATTTACATCAATCATCAGTCAGCTTCACATTAATTGTAAGGTTGGCATCCTTCAATTTTCCACCAACGCGCAATATCTTATCAATGGCGCTTTGAGCATCATATAGCTCAATCTCCAACTCTGTAACCTCCCTATCTTCCTCGCTTTCCTTTTTTGCTGAATAGATCGTTGTCTTTTGTTTCACCCGTTTAATGAGCCTGGTCAATCCTTCCTTTTGCGCCTTGCTCATGTCTAAATTGAATCCAACGCCTGACACATCCATCAATTGAGCGATGTCACCCCGCGCATGTTGTGCGAGAATAGCAAGGGCTTCATCAGATGAAAGATGAACTTCATTAAGCCGCGCCTGTACTGCTTTTGAGATGTTAAGTTTTCTTAATAACTGCGAAGCGATCACATACGCCGATCTTTCAGAGTACCCAGCCTTTACCGCTGCGGCATATCCATTCAACCCGCATATAAAAAGATAGTCCACAAACAAAGTTTCTTTCTTTGTAAGTGGTTTATCCTCTGGTAATACAGTTGTCTTTGTCATCTTATATCTTCACTTTTAAGGCAATACGTCCAACGGTATAACAATTCCAGTGGCAAAATGAATAACAGATTGTAATAATGGCTTTCTAATTCCTGACCAATTCACCATACTATTAACCGTCAACAATCCTATCCCAAACAACCACGCACCACGAGGGTTACGTTTCGCCCAGCCGATTACATCATGGCTTTTCAACGTGCTAATATCTTGGCGCATACTTATCATGCCTTTCAGAATATACTGACTGGAGCGCAACAACAGACGGTCTTTTTTTGTCAGCCGCCTGTTTTGTAATTCTTCGTCAAATTCTTCCAGTAGTAATTGCGCTCCGTTGATTGAATCATCCATGTGTATGCCTCTTTGATTAACGTCTTGGCGGGGAGCCGTTTGACTCCCCGCGCTATCCAGACTTACCGCCTTTCCCTTCTTGTATCTCAATTGTCTTGCGCTCGAAAAGAACATCCTTAACTCGCAGTCTTAATAACTCCGTTTCAATTCTCATGCCAGTGCCGAACATGAGCATTGCAATCAGTTTATAATTTTCCTGCGGGGTATCTGGTAGCGCGTCCCATAAACATTTTGCTTGTTCTATGGTCAACAGGCTAAAGATGTGGTTTGGGTTCTTTGCTTTTACAGATTCCACCTTGCCTATTTTTACTCCCTTAAAGTCTCTATAAAAATAAAGTACAGCAGACCAGTATGATTTTTGAGTATTAAAGGATATTGGGTTTTTCTTGTCATTAGCAAGTGATGAGATAAACGACCCCATTCTTTTTTCGGGCGTGGCGTCTTTTATCTCTGTCCAGTGATCTATCTGCCAATATAAATATCTCTGACACATGGATGTATAAGCCTTGATTGTTTTGTGTGGGCGACCTGTAGCCCGCATGTGTTCCCGCATTGCTTTTATGTTTTTTTGGATTTGCAAGTCAGTGTTTTTCATACTTGACAGTTTAGTATAAATGCTTTATTATGTCAATAGGATTAAAAAATTAGTATAATATATGTTAGGTGGCTTACATGAAAATAAAAATCACAATTACGATGGACGAACATCAGGCAAATTGGTTTCTGTCTGCGCTTGAATCGCTTATGGATGGATGGCTTGAAGAAGAAGGTTCGGAAAAATACAGTTTCTTTCGGCGTATTCGCAAGACCATAGAACGCCACCTAACACCGCGTGCAGCGGACGAAGCTACAGGGTGCGCCCATCGTGCGCCTCGTGTTGCTGGTGTTGGTTTATTCATCTGCGATGATTGCGGTAAAACGCTTCGCCGCTAACGCAAACCGTTAGCCCTACCTCGCAAAACAAAAGGAGTCTTATGTCAGGCAAAAACGATTTAGCAAATTATCGCAAAATGTCAGAGCCGCTTCAATCCACCGAAGAAGCCAACGAAGCCTTGAAAGGTTTTTATCAGGCAGTCGAAGAAGCCCGCAAAGAATTTCACATTATGGATGTTCACGTTATTGTGAAAATGAATATCTTGCGCGATGGTGAAGAAAGCACGGCAATGGCATCGGCGCATTATGGCAACTCCCTCGAAGGCGTAACTATGTGCGCTTGGGGTCTTGGTCAAGAGCAAGCGGAACTCAAGTCTGCAGTTCGTGATTATTCGAAATCGGGCTAACGGTTTGCGTTACCTGCGTGGGGGATTCTCCCCGTCAGCAATCATTTTCCACCCCCGAAGCGAATCCTCTCGCCAAAGGGAAGGCGTCGCCCGCCCCACGCAGGTAACGCAAACCGTTAGGCGCTTCGCGGCGCAAGGAGTTGAAGGTGAAAAGAAAAGTTATCAACGTAAAAAATTATATTGATCCACATGCAAATGGCACGAAGGGAAGTAATTATCTTACGCTTGAGTGTGGTCATGTAAAGAGGCAGAAGGGTAGCGTGAAAGTTCCAGAGTATTGCCGTTGCGATGAGTGCGCCCAACAAGGCGTGCAGCGGACGGCTATCAAGCCTGCCGGAAAAGTATCGTTGCCAAATAAATCGGATGATGTTGTGGTTCTTGCATCATACCGCCGCCGCTAACGCAAAAGTTAGCCGTTACTAACATAATTTAGGTGTATAATGCGGGTGAACCAATCGCCCCGACGCGAAACGGGATGCCGAAAGGGTATCCCGTTTTTGTTGTCATCATGTATTGTATAGGAGAATATAAAAAAATGAATATCAATGATTTATTTCCGCTATTCGCTTCGTTGATCGGATTTCCCGCGCTGGTTGCCGCCGCTGTAAATGTGGCAAAGTATTTTGGCGTCCTTCCTGATGGGTCGGCGCCAAAAGTTGTATTTTGGGTCAACCTGGTTGGCTTTGTGGGTGTGGGTGCTTTGTATTTCACTGGCAACCTTCCCTTGCTCACCGAACTTGATAAACAGTTTGGTAGCCTTGCCTTATTCTTAATGACCCTCGTATCCTTCATTGGCGAACTCGGATTCGCAAAGTTGTATCACGCTGGATTGAAGGGTACTCCCGTGATCGGCAAATCTGCCAGTCAGTAGGATAAGCCCCCATGATTGAAATATCACAAACAAAAAAATGGACAGCAGGCGGGGGAACTTTGACCGTCACAAGAAAACGCGAACAACTCAATATCACTTTTGATGGCTGGGAGAATTTGGACTATGCCACCGTAGCCGACATCCGCACCATGCGCGGCCATGTACGTCAAGCCGCGGATTGGATTGAAAATATCAGCACGGGCAGCGCACATCCCTGGACCGCAAAACATAACATCCAACTCCCGCCCATGTGGAAGTTTATGCGTAGCTGGAATTTTGGCATTAAGACCGCGCTCGGTTATTTCACCGCGCCGATGTTTGCTATTCTGTCAGATCGTGACACGTTGCCAATGGTCGAGCTTGGCAAATTCGAGTCGGTCTTGAAATATTACTCTGCCCCTTAACCTTATGGCGCGTATGAACAATAGTTTTCAGCGACCTAGTAAACTGCCCGTAAGCTGGCGGTACATCTAGCGTCTGGATAGCGCGGGGAGTCAAACGGCTCCCCGCCAAGACGTTAATCAAAGAGGCATACACATGGATGATTCAATCAACGGAGCGCAATTACTACTGGAAGAATTTGACGAAGAATTACAAAACAGGCGGCTGACAAAAAAAGACCGTCTGTTGTTGCGCTCCAGTCAGTATATTCTGAAAGGCATGATAAGTATGCGCCAAGATATTAGCACGTTGAAAAGCCATGATGTAATCGGCTGGGCGAAACGTAACCCTCGTGGTGCGTGGTTGTTTGGGATAGGATTGTTGACGGTTAATAGTATGGTGAATTGGTCAGGAATTAGAAAGCCATTATTACAATCTGTTATTCATTTTGCCACTGGAATTGTTATACCGTTGGACGTATTGCCTTAAAAGTGAAGATATAAGATGACAAAGACAACTGTATTACCAGAGGATAAACCACTTACAAAGAAAGAAACTTTGTTTGTGGACTATCTTTTTATATGCGGGTTGAATGGATATGCCGCAGCGGTAAAGGCTGGGTACTCTGAAAGATCGGCGTATGTGATCGCTTCGCAGTTATTAAGAAAACTTAACATCTCAAAAGCAGTACAGGCGCGGCTTAATGAAGTTCATCTTTCATCTGATGAAGCCCTTGCTATTCTCGCACAACATGCGCGGGGTGACATCGCTCAATTGATGGATGTGTCAGGCGTTGGATTCAATTTAGACATGAGCAAGGCGCAAAAGGAAGGATTGACCAGGCTCATTAAACGGGTGAAACAAAAGACAACGATCTATTCAGCAAAAAAGGAAAGCGAGGAAGATAGGGAGGTTACAGAGTTGGAGATTGAGCTATATGATGCTCAAAGCGCCATTGATAAGATATTGCGCGTTGGTGGAAAATTGAAGGATGCCAACCTTACAATTAATGTGAAGCTGACTGATGATTGATGTAAATATATCCAACAAGGTATTCAATAACGCATACGCTCCCTATTTGAAATGTCAGGCGCGTACTCAGATATATTTTGGCGGATCGTCCTCTGGCAAAAGTAAGTTTGTTGTAGGTCAAAGACCCGTATACCATTTATTAGAGGGCGGTCATAACTATTTAATTTGTCGGCAAACTAAAACATCCATACGCGGATCGGTCGCAACTGAAATAAACAAGATTATAGATGAATGGGGATTATCTGATTTGTTTAGCATAAATAAAACTGATGGCACAATTACCTGTGTCAATGGATACCAGATCGCTTTTGCTGGATTGGATGACGTTGAAAAGCTGAAGAGTATTACCTTCAAGAAAGGCGCGTTGACCGATATTATTGTTGAGGAAGCCACAGAGACGAATAGAAATTCTGTAAAGCAATTGATGAAACGCCAGCGCGGGAAAGTGGACGACGGGGTGAAGAAAACGATCACGCTTTTATTTAATCCAATACTACAAAACCATTGGATATTTCAGGAATATTTCTCAGGTCTCGGATGGACCGACAATCAAAAAGATTATAAGTCCGAAAAACTTGTGATCCTAAAGACAACATATAAAGACAATCGTTTTTTGGAAAAAGATGATATTGACGAACTCGAAAACGAGACCGACGAATATTTTAAGCAGGTTTACACATACGGGAATTGGGGGGTATTAGGTGACGTAATCTTCAAGAACTGGAAAATAGCCGATCTGCTTGATCCAAAGAGTGAGCATTACCTACCGATTGAGCAACGCACGAACGCACGGCGCGGCGGTGACTTCGGCTTTTCATCCGACCCCGCAGCTTTCGGCGTTTCTCATTATGATAAAATGAGAAAAATCATTTATTGTTACAAGGAACTGTACGAAACTGGATTGACTAATGATGTCCTTGCGGAAAGAATAAAAGAGATGGGTGAGGATAAAGAGCGCAGCATATGGGACAGCGCGGAACCAAAGTCGATTCAGGAATTACGCAATCACGGCGTTAATGCTTATGGAGCGCGAAAAGGAAAAGACAGTATCAGGCAAGGTATTAACTGGCTAAAGCAACAGACTATTATCGTAGATAAGTCGTTGATAAACCTGCAAAGAGAATTACAGCAATACCACTGGAAAAAGGACGCGGGCGGGAATGACTTGAATCCGCCGCAGCCAGTAGATAAACATAATCATCTTATTGATGGAATGCTTCGTTATGCACATGAGGATGACATGGATAATATTGACAGAAATAGGCTTTTCGCCTTTTCAGGATGACCCATGCAAAAGATAAAAATATGGTATTACAATCTGTACAAAATGCGCCTGACTTACAAGATAGATAAAGAGGCGATGGTAGCGTATGTGGACATCAATAAACCGATTAATTATGTGATCGGTGATGATAAGGTTGTTGTGAATGATTTATGCGGTCACTTTAATGCGGCTGGTTATCATGTCATTGTGAGGTATTAATGAAATCATATCCTATTCAAACTAAGTACCCAAATTGGTACTTGTCCTATGCCAAAGTCATGGCGGGTCAATTCCCCGGTTTTTGATTTGCGCGTCGGAT